CTACACTGTTTCAATAAAATGGTAGCAAATTATAAATTCCTGACCCAAAGGGGTCATTAAAACTAATTTGCTTACACAAATTACTGACCCCTAAATGGGGGGTGTAATATTAAACTCAGGAAAATCCTGAGACCTGTTGCTACCCAACAGATTTTAAATTGAATTACTCCTTATCATAAAAAGATGGAGCATTCAAAAACCAAAAGAGAGAAAAATCTTCTCCTATGGCGACATACTCGTTCACTAAAATTGATCGTGAATCGGACGGTTGTGGTGTGGACGACCACTGTGGATTAGTAAAGGACATATACATCCATAATGCATCATCATTTGACCCATCACGAAATATACCATTATTTGTGTTAAGATTTCGTGCAAATGAGAAGCGGTTATCTCTATAATAAGGGTTTTCAACTTCACAGAAAGGTTGACGGGGTGCCATATGTGTTGCACCTCCACCCCACAAATTTAAATACCAGTTCTTCATTGCTTGCATTCGTGAATTTGTTGTACCTAAACCTCCAAAAACATTGGTTGTTCCAGATCCAGTGATATAAGATGGTTCTGTCTTTTGTCGAGTGAACATTATAGAATAAACATTCAAGTGAGACCCAGCCATAACTTCAAATTTCCGCCGTATTGCTCCCCTATAACCTAAGTAGGCAGGAGAAAGATATGTCAATAGAACGACTTTAACCTCATTAAATGCATTTAGACCGAATCGGGCATTAGGATCCCTTCCAGCATACGCTGGCATATAACTCAACTTCTGTCGCACAGAAAAAGCAGCAGCTGTTGCTAGGCCAGTATTTTCGTTGAAAGTGTGCGACCCAGTATAGTTGTATCTTTTTAGAAGTGTGCGAAATGATGTAAAAGTCTCTCCAAAGAACACGGATTGCTTAGCTAGCATCGGAGTCATGGAGGGTATTTGTATAACCGCATCACTAGGATCATTTACATGCTCAGGCGCTCCATCGAAATCATCATCATTATGGATCGTTTCCTCACCCTGTGGGACAAAAACATAATCTTTAATTGTCTTAGAGGATGCCATAACGGGTGGCTCATGAGGGTGGTAATTGATCTGGTCCATGATAGTCTCATCCGGTACTCGTAATTCAAAATCTTTTCCAGCCTTAACAAAAACTTGGATAGTTACGGGATCAGATGAAGAAGGAGATGTCAACTCGTTTAATACATAAACAGCTAAATAACCATTATGATATCTGGAAAAATTACCAGACGTAAGTGCAGTAACAAAAGCTGCATCAGGTTTTCCAGCTGATAAAGCAGATCCAAAATTTGGGGTGTATGTTCTACATCCATCATATGGTAACATGTTGGCTCGTCTATATGGTTGGTTTTGACACCAAGGAATTTCAATTTCAAAATCTCTCTCAGAATCAAGGTCAATAACACGCTGATAAGCAACGTTATAATTTTCCGATCCCACTAAAGGGTTCATGATTCCAGCATTATGAGGATCGTATACAACACGAACACGACCTCGATGATAAGCTGATGCGATAATAGAAAATCGAAATATAAGAGTGCCAGACCAATAATAGAAAGGTACCGAACCAAAAGCTAACGCTGTAGCATGAACCTTTCGTTCAGCCGTTCTAACAGTCACATAATCATCTGTAGCAAAATAATTTGGAGTTACTGCACATCCAAACAAACATGATCCAGCTCCACTTGTAGGATCGGACACACTCCACCAAAGCCGAGACATATAAGATTCCTTACACACTATAGTACTAATAGACATTTCATCTGTGCCATCAAGGCCTACAGTGCGTGAATCAATAGTCACCTCTGTCTTAGACGTCAATGCAAGTTTATTTGAACCATCCTTTTGATCTACAAGAGCTAATGACGTGCCAGTTGATCCTATTGATCTACATGGCTCCGATATAATGATAGGTCTGGAAAATCCAAATAGTCTAGCAATTGATGCAACTGCACTGCTAGCCAGTTCAGTTGCTTTTGCAAAAGGTCCTATAATTGGTGCTTCTGTGAGCATACCTGCAATTGAAGCAACTGTCGATGCTGGACCAGACACAACGCCATCCTTGGCGTATTCGTCTTCTCCTTGTGGCGTAAACGCATTAGAGAAGGTAGGGATCTTCAAATGAACATCTTCAGCATGAATCCAAATTGCTACCGTCACATCGTCAGTGGCACCATTTGAATGATACAAGGGAGTCATACCATTAATTGACACTTGTCCCATCTCTTGAAAATCTCCAATTTCTGGAACTCTTATCGCATTCTCCAAATGGACAAAGGGTAAAGTCATTTGGGCACCTTGACTCTTCATAGCATCGACAAAAACTCGCATTCTTTGCGACTTTGGAACTTGATAAGATGAAGTGGTTAGTGTTGTACCATTATCATCTAAAATATTATTCCCATATTGGTCCCATGGATTCCAAGTCATCATAAATCGGCCGTAATGAAAGGGAGTAGCATTGATTTGTAGTCTGATGACTAATTTACATCTAAGTAAATAAAAATTTGCGATCTTCTTTTGTACAAAAGCATTCGCGAAAAACAATTCATAAGGACGAAAATTGTCCAAAAGAAGAGTCGTTCCAACTGACCAAGCTATCTCCCTGACCTTAACAGGTCTGGATAAGAACTCGCCTAATTCAGCATCCGTCATATCAGCCTGGTCAAATGTTACATCATTTAAACTCACTTTCTCAGCAGTGAACGGAGCTGTTGCATCGTTAAAAACTATATTCTGGTGATGGACAGATGCAGGTCCTTTACCATACGTTGTATTACTTTTTTCAGTAGCATAATATTACAACAACACACTAAACGCTATCGTGTGCTGAGGACAATCTGTTTGTGGGCTCACTAAACCCTCCCTAAAAAGGGCTTCGAGGATCGCTCTAGTGAAATTCTCTTATAATCCTTCGTACATATTTACATCAGATTGTAACTATAAAAACAACGTGTATCTATCATAAGAAGTTTTCTTTGCGATTATCGTGGCATGCTAACATACGCCACGGGCCAGTCTTCAACTCCATGTCGAAGCATAGCCTGTTCCGTTTTACGAAACAAACAGAGCATTTTTGATTCCAAATCAAAATAATGCTCTGTGTATAAGTATTGTTGTAGACAATAAATACAAAATAAATTGTCAAATTTAGGGCCAGTCCATAAAGGGTCAATCATGTAAAGAGAGGCAATGTATTGACCAAAACTATCTACTGTTGAAACCCCCCGGTCTAGAATAATATCGGTTGGTACTGCTGCTCGATTATCTTCGCGATCAATTATATCGTAAGCTATAAGCAAAGATGCATTTATCAACTCCAAGTAAATAGTTTCATCTCCTCTCGGATAAAGCTCAAAAACCTTTACAAGACGCAGATAACTAGTCTGACCTAGCACATTGAACCTATCATAAACATCACGCAATGAAGGAGGGTCAAAGAAAAATTGAGATAACTCAATAATTGCTGGATCAGTCCCAACCTTTGGCATGTGGTGTATCATGTTATAGAATAATGCCCAAGTTTGTGATAAGGAATTTTCTTCCAAAACATCGCCAAAGATTTCCCACTGCTTTAATGCCTGTTCATCACGCACGAAATTAACAGCATCTGTAGGCTCAAAAGGTTCTGCAATCGGATCATTATAATCACTATGGTATTCATAGTATTCTTCATATATGATCTCAACTCCTACCAAATCTTCCGAGTTAACAGATGCAGAATCATCAGCTAAATGTGGAAACAAAGGAGACAAATCTATGGGCTGATGATTCGATGGGGGATCAACTTCATGACTTGTAAAATCCCAATATGTTGGTGGTAACATATCAGGCCAGTTATCCTCTACCACAAAACTTACAATTTCATCATACTCATAATCATCCAATACAGAACGATAATTTGCGGGCGGAATAATGAGTTCATCACTTCCAAAATGATGATAAAATTCCCGTTCACGAAATTCTCGTTCTTCAACACAATGGGTTATGCATTCTTCAAACGATTCATAAGTTAATGATGGAGGAACCTCAAACTGAGGCTCCCACATCTCATCATCAATAAAAAAGGAAGCTTGAGGAGTCCAATTTTCACTAGAATCAGAATCATCAAATGATAAAATTGAATTCCAATAAGATTTATACTTCTCACGAACCTCCTTCTTCGATAAACCTCTAACTATGGTGTCAAAGAAATATTCATAAGGCAAAATTGGCACACTTAATAAAGCGTGTAATCGCAATTTCACCACAACATCCTCACAGGCTCTTGTGTAGTGATCAAAAACTTCTCGTCCATGCTGAAATGCTTCAAATTGGACGGCTCCAATTATGTCAGCAATTTGTTTTTGTTCGGGAACACTTTTTGATTCAACAATCACTGTAAGCATGTTATCTATCGATTCTCTATCAAGAGGACAAAAGACATGACCATTTTCCTCTTTGAAGAGCCGTTTCAAAAAATCGAGCGAGTCAATATGCTGCGTCGGACACGGTGTATCAGTTTTATTTGGCATTGTTATTTCAATATTTTCAATAGCCAAAATCTCTTTAATCGTTATGTGGTTCATACGATCCCAAAATTTACACGAGGCTATCAAATCGTCTCCATATGTAAGCAGAGAAACGTATTTCTTGAAGCCTTTATGTACACCAAAAATTTTGAAATAACAATACCGGATATAAATTTGATTTACAATACAATTGAGCACAACAGTCAATGGATTACCAGAAGGGTTAGTCCCGTTAAACATCACCAAATCTCCATTGTACTCCACTAACGGAAAACTAAAATCAAATTTCATCGCTTCAAGTACTTTAATATCCTCTGCATCATAATTACCTGATTTTTTACAAACATAAATGATAAACCTAAAAGCCTCAAGTAAGGTACTTGCACACATCTTCTTGTCAAATTTACTATAATCCAACCCAAAACAGTTACTCTCTCCAAAACGGGATATATAACTGCGAAATTTTGCCCAATCTTCAGAAGTGACCGTTATGCCTACCGCGTTATGGAAAAAGACTGAATTCAATTGGAAAAACCGAGTAAACATCAGGAGATACATACGCACAACTAAGCACCACCCAAAAGGCGCTCCATCAAAAACTCGTGTTTTTCCAGACTTTGCTTTCTCCACAGATACAGGCTCATCTTTAAGACTACCCCTAAATATGGGGTTTGCCCGTTCGCCTGCTTGATAAGACGTGATAACTCGCGACATGTCTTTCGCTATGCAAGAAGCGATATCAACACCGTCAGGATGTTCCACTGTGGGATTGGGAATGAGAAATCCAGCATTCTTCGATCGATTGTACGGAAAACCAGCACTAGATGATTTATTGATTGAATCAATGAATCGAACCCCAGCCACGCCATTCACTGCAGAGTTCAAATCAATCTTATGTATAGATGAAAAATCAAGAGAAGATTCATCCACTTCATCAATCATTGCATCCACAACATCGTGCAAAAGATCAAAATCCAATGTAGAGGGATTAAGTGCCGGAATCGCAGCTAAACGCCATGGTAACCAACCTTTAAGAACAGGTGGCACTTTAGTACTTGTAATTCCAAAATTTTCCAAAATCGATGCAGCCATTGATGGTTTAACTTTAGATGACATCGTCCTTCTTCCAGCAGTGAAAGAACCATATACTTGACCAAAACCGCCATCAATCCAATTGAATACCGATTTATGGTGTAATGGTTGCAATATGTGACTTCCAAAATCAAATTCACCCTGAGAAACGAAAGAATCAAACAAATCAATGTCACTAGCATAAATATGTACAGATGCACCAACATAGACATTTGCATTGGAATTGTTACCAGCTACATGTATACCAACTATTTTGGGGGCGCCATTAACCAATGCAACCAATATGGCACCGCACAATCCAGAATAGGTTTTAAAGGGTGTTTGGTACGCAATCTTTTCCGATGAATCCCCAAAGTGTGTGAACCTATGACTAAAAGGCGTGACATCGCACTCTGAAACATTTAATTCACGATCACGAATAACAAGAACTCCTTTACCCAATGGATCATGAGCAGGGGCAAAATACTTCCTTAAATCCTTTCCCGGAGGCATGTTAGGGAAACGTATCAACACAAGATCTTTCTCCAACCGTTTAACATTATGTTTGCTCACTTTAACCAGCCTATCAAGATTTTGTTTTGTGTGTTCACCAAACCTCACATTCAAAGTTTGCCCTTCAATCCCATCCATTGTGTGCCCAGCAAATAAATACCACTGATCTCCAATACATAATCCTTGAGTAGAAGTATTCTTATCGAGACGAAATGCACGCATTGATGATCTTTTAACAATATTTACAAGATCATGTAATTGGACACCAATTTCAGTACGCGATGGGAGGAAAGAAACCTTAACGTGATTGGGGATCCAAGGATTTTCTTTTTCATCGTTGCCAACTGGTTTAGTAAAAGCACTTCCCTGTGGCTCCCATGTCTCCGTTAAGAAATATGACGCAGTCACAGCCGTAGCAAGAAGAAACAGAGCTCCAATGTAAATCTCTCTATCTTTCCAAAACCTATAAATGCTCCGGTTATGATACAAAGCAACAACCTTGGCTAGGGCGCTACTGTAATAACCATGTGCGGAGCACACAACTAAAGCGTACAGTGATAAATTGCGCATGGGTAAATCAAAATAATTTCCAGGGACAAGCTCAAGAAACCAAGCGAAAAACATCAATGGACTGGTAATGAAAAACTCAATGAACACGTTGCGTATATCTTCTTCCTGAGGTTCAAACAAAGTTTGACATGCGCAGCAGATATCAATGTTACCACAAGAAGCACATTGTTTTGAATGTGCTAACACATGCCCTCTTTCGACAGCTTGAGTATTCAATGTCAAATGATGTCTAACTTCAGATGAGAAAATTTGCAACAAACGAGCAATATCACAATCAGACTCTAAAATCTTACGTTTGAGAACACCTTGTTCCATGTACAGCTTACGAATCTCAAAACGCCAAACATCAAATGAATTCCCAGTGGTTGAAATTCCAGATTCAGATTGATTTGGTGCCGTGACAAAAATCTGAAGCGGCATACGTCGCAAAGGAGCATCAGTACACCTAAAATATGAATCTAATCCCGCTTGACGTATGTTAGTTGAAACCAAAACCAACCTCGCTTGCAAGGGAGTCAATCCCTTGAGATCAAGAGAAGCTTGATTGGGGACATAAGGTTGTGTATTCAAAATTTGCAAAAATTCTTTCATTGCAGCATCTACTACTCCACGCTCGGGTTTAAGAGCGCCCATGTCATCCAAAATGATGCCCCACTGAGCGAGATATCCATCCCAGAAATCTGAGAATGGATTTCTCAGATATTGGCTCTCATGTGGAGCATCAGGATTATAAGGTGCAGTTTCATCAAGAACCGAATATTGCTTAAAAAGCAATTTACAAAGTTCTGACTTTCCAACACCAGGAGGTCCTTCCAACATAATACCAAGAGGCATATCACGCGGTTTCTGAGCTTCAACAAATGACATCTTCTCTGCATGTAACTTCCGCAAATCGACTGAAAGCTTAATAATCTGAGGATGATGTTTAGCTAGTAGCTCCGATACCACAGTCGCCTTAGCCAAACGATCCATAAATATCAAGTGTGGTTCATTCTTCTGGTTAGATACATCCATACAATACATATATTCAGCATAAAACCGAGTGAACCTGTCATCAGCTATGATTGATTCCGGAATCGTTTTACCATCAACAAAGAATGAATATCCAGATTCAAAGAAGGAAAGCATACAATCGACAACATCGATTGGTGTCATTGACACTGAATCCTTCTCCCAAAATTTCATATCAAACATCCGCAAGAAACCTTGTTTATGAGGCCGTAGACCTAAAAACTTACATCCGATCACCACAACTGACCATCGGGTTAGTTTCCCCAGTTTGGATGCTGACATTAAATCAGTTCCATCTTTTGTTTGATCCACAAACTCTCGAAGTCTGGTAAGTATTGATCTGACTCCATAATCCGAAGGAGCTTCAGATTGTGGAGTAAATTCACTAACAGATTCAAAAGCTTGCAGAACGAGATTGTATGCATCCTTCTCATCATAATAAATTAAAAATAATTTATATAATTCAAGGAATACATCCCACGGTCGATCTTTATTTCTGTACATCGATATCACTGAGGCAACTATGTGCTGCTTAGCACCAGGTATGTCAAAACGGGATTTTTTGGGTTTAAAGTACGCTCCAATAACAACTGTTACAAGGAGGACAGACCAATCCAATTTTGACATTCCTGCAATGAAGGAATATACAGAATATAAGATAGTCACCAGAATGGATAAGTTGTACACAGCCAAAAAAGTGGCTGCAGAAGATACAACTCGACTTCGAATTGTGGTGTCCTTTAAGGACCTCCACACGATGATACTACCTGCACCGCTCAAAAAGAGCATCACATAGTATCCAAAATCGCATGTGAAAGAGCTACTTTCACTCAAGAACTGACGGGAGTTTTTTCCGAAAATTGTACTTGTCATTTTGTTGAGGGGGGGGGTTGATACAATCAGTTCTAAATCCAAACTATTTATATAAAAATGTGGAAAGTGACGGGTCCACTGGTAAAGTCTCATGTTTCAGTTAAAACAATCACTCCCTAATTAGTCCGAACCGTATACGCCGAAACTAATTAGAACACACATGTTAGACGAAGTAGGGGCAGCTATGCCTTGCCTTGCCTATACTATCAGTGTGCTACTAGGGCCTCGCGACCCTAGCCCAACCAATTAAGGGGTCCAGTTCCGCCTCCTTGTCCAGGGGAGGTTGAATAGTCCTTTAAAAGAACTAATGAGAGGGTAGAGCTCTCGATCACGTAATGAATAAAGTTTGCCAAACATTCATTACCTACCATTATCAAAGATAACCAGCAAAAATGGGTTAGCTATTTAGAAAATTCTCCCCCCGAAGGGGGAAAGGCATTAATTGCGCTGCCAAGCGCAGATCGAATCAGAAAATGTAACCATGACGATCATTAATACCTAAATTGTTATTGTGAATAGTTAAACACGTTAATGCTGAGCCTATCGAAATTGTGAGTAATCACAATTCCTACGACTCTACAACTATTCAAGGATACCGGGGAGAAATCC